AAGTTTATGTTATATTATTAAAGCAGTATCTCGAAGAAAAGAAACAAAAAATGCAAAGTTAACATGATACAAGACATTAAATCAATTACTAGTGGTTCTTTAAATTCTAATGGCTTAGAGGATCCATTCAATAGTCTCGGTTCCAATGAGGAAGAAAAGGAAAGGCTATTAAATGAGAGACAGTTAGTCCTCGATGAAAAGAGATTATTGTTATCACGCGAGGAGCTAAGAAAAAGTGATCTACTGATTAAGGCTATGGATTCTTTGACTTTAAATCTTAGAGACGTATTCGGCAATGCTCCATCTCCTACACCAACTAATAATCGAACTAACACAAATAGCTCTGTTAGTTCAAATGTATCTAATACAAATATTAGTAATACTAGTCAATCTAATGGGATGATGAAGTCTGTTTCAAACAGATTCAATAGTTATAAAACAGATACCATAAACCAGGCAAGGAGAGTAGAGCCAACAGTCGGTTTATCTGGTATGATTGCGACAAGATATAAGCCGTCCAATATGACGGCTAACATATCTGGTACTAATAGTGTGAAGAATACTAGTAGTGGCGTAAGCCCATCCGAATATAAAAAATCATTTATAGAGAATACCAGAGAGGGACAGGAGCTCTCGACTCGCGACATTAATAATAATGTCGAAAATTTTAAAATTAATAATCCGGGGGCCATTGCCGAACAGATTACCGAAGCCAGATCAACTGGATCAAAAGATAACACAGTAATAAAGAATACTGATAGATTATTAATGAATCGGGCTGCTAGAAGACAATCTGTTTCCGAAGGTAGACAGAAGCAGGGTGCGAAAGACAATCAAGCGATATCTTCGATTATCGAGTTGGGAAAGACGAATAACATTTTCTCTAATTCCGATAACACAAATAGTTCTAACACAGCTGGAAATGTGTCTAACACAAATAGTTCTAACACAGCTGGAAATGTGTCTAACACAAATAGTTCTAACACAGCTGGAAATGTGTCTAACACAAATAGTTCTAACACAGCTGGAAATGTGTCTAACACAAATATCAATAACCTATCTGATATAGGTGAGCAACAGCTAGCAGAACTTAAAAAGATAGTTTCCGCGGGTATTATTTCTCATAAAGTACAAGAAGAAACATCAGATAATATTGATAAGCTGGTAAAGAGTGATAATCTAGCCGAACTCCATGCCGAGGAAATTCGGCTAGAGAAAAATAATGGTGTAGGATTTCAGATAGCCGCGAACTCAAATAATACAAATATGGGATCCGGTGTAACGGGATCCGCGGTTCCATCTGGCTCAATTTTGTCGGCGTTGACTGATATTACCCCGATAGCCCCTAGCCCATTAGGCGCCGGTAAAAATGCGCCGAGCCCACCCGGCGCATCCGGCGGCTCGCGCCTTTCTCGGGGGTTAGGTGTACTTAAGGCTGGCGTTCTAGCACGCGCTCCTACGCTGCTCAGAGGCGTCTCAGGTGGTATTGGTGGGTTACTAGGGGGAATGGCGCTCAACGCGGGTGGCGACGCGCTAGAAGAGGCTGGGCACGAAAAACTAGGTGCGGGCGCCCGTATCGGTGCGAAAGCGGTTAGCTATGCCGGAATGGGCGCCATGTTGGGTAGTGTAGTACCCGGAGTAGGTACGGCTATCGGCGCTGGACTAGGTGGCGTGGCTGGAGGCGCCATGGGGTTTTATGAGAATTTTGAGACATTAATGGGAACAAAGGGAGAAGAAAACAAAGAGTTAACTGAGACCATTAAGTCAAATACCATTGCAGTAGAAGATGCCAAAGAACAAACTAAAACAGAAGCACCTACCAATATAGTAAATGCTCCTGTATCGACTGTTAACAACACAACCTCAGTAAATAGTAGGACCTCGATTCGTAATCAGGATCCTTTTATTATCCAAAGTCTACGCTATAACATGATTTAAGTTATCCTAGTAGGATGTTCTTGCCATCAACGGTAACCCCAGATTCGTTCTGGGTTTTCAGTTCTGATAATTTTAATAGTACACCTTGCGCCCTATCATAACTACCAGAACTGATTAGTTTCCGGTACAAGAACTCTAATTCAGTAATTAGTTCTTGATTGTCCATAATTATTTACTCATGTTGGCGAAATACTCGGTAAGATCTTCATCCTCGTCCGCGGCAGACAAAGGGGCTGCTTTAGCCGGGGTTTCAATAGTCTTAGCGGGTTTGGATGGCTCAGAGCGCATCTGTTCAACAACCTTTTCTGCGGTCGATCCGCCACCACCATCTGCATCAATACCGGCTAGTTTTGTGGCTAGTTCAGCATATGACTTGAATTTGGCGGGAGCCATGATAGGTGCAAGAGGGGTAACCTGGTTCATGATCTTTAGGATTGCTTCGTCCGAGTCAGCAATTTCAGATGGCGCTTCAAAGGTACTCTGGTCGTAGTTAGGATAACCTTCTACCTTACGCATACGTAGTTTGAATGCAGCACCTTCCCACAGGTCGAAGATATTTACTGGGGCGTCATCTTCGAATGTAGGTTGAATAGCACCCATTAGCTTTTCAAAGATCTTTTTACCGAATTTAAACGGCATTACTTTGGCATTATTTTCTGGGTTTTTTGGATCAGAAATGACCAACACATTGGCTACATAAGATTGGCGGCGTTTACGCTTTGCACCAATTTTCTTGTCATCCTCGGAACCTTGATATAGTTTGCGTGTAGCCTCACAAACAGGGCATGGTTGTCCAATAGAGGTTGGGCAATTATCGATTAGCCATTTACCATTATCACCCTGAATTCCATGAGTATAGTAGGTAACCCAAGGTAGTTCATCATCAGCATGCTTAGGAAGGAATCGAATAACCGCTGAAGCATTACCTGCCTTGTCCGCAGTTAATTTAAAGTAGCCTTCATCGTCTTTAGCGTATTCACTCTTTTTGTTTAAAGCGGAAGTTACATCGCCGAAGCCTTTAGAGCGTAGAGCACGGAGGTCTGCAATTGATAGCATTTGATACTTTCCGGTACATTAAGTACCTATTGTTGTAGGTCGCAAGGACCTGGATAAACTACCAACCAGGATGGTTGTGGTAGTCGTTTTATTTATACATCTCTTTTAGAATTCGTGAATCCTATCACTGAGAATGTCATTATATCTTTGCATATGATAACATTGTCGCGCCATACGATTTTGCTCAGGTTGATTGAGTTTATCGAACATAGGTGCGTCGAGGAAGTTACTAAGTGCCGATAATTTAATATCAAGTTCGACCTGCTCATCGATCACACGTTGTTGATAAGGTTGGAATGCCATATTAAGAATTCCAATCTTGCTTTTTCACCAACCGAATTTTATTCCCAGCAATTTCCCACATAGCCTTCGGATAGGTCGATGCAGCCTCATAGGCGCCAGAGGCCTCACTTAGCTTGTCTGTCCATTCAACAGTAGACCCACCAGAAGTCACATTGAAGATGGGCGAACCCATTTTTCGAACATTCTGACCCATACCGGAACCTGCGCCAGGGCTTTTCTTACCGGCTTTTTCTACACTTTTAGCAACCATAATATATCCTTAAAAAGTAATTTTTAACACACTCACACGGATCCAACAATAAACTTCAGTCTGTATCCTGATCGGCTTCACCATCCTCGGCCATTAGCCGGTCAATTTCCGCTTCGTCCTCTACCACATAAAACCGCTTGTCACGGATAGATTTTCGAGTCTCAAGGTTACTATGTTCGGTGATCTTTTCACGGCGATGCTCTGCGGATTTGAATTCAGGACGATTTTTCACTTGTTTTCTCTAGGATGAGGGATTCGATACGGGACTTGTTGTACTTACAAAAGCGGGACAGCTTGGATAATTTTACCACATTTTGGTGGAAACCAAAATAAACTTTAGAATTCCATTCATCCAAGAATGGAATAATTTCATTTAAAGCGACTGCGGTCTGTGGAATAATCTGGTTTGACACGATCATCTTCAGAAGATTTGGCATAGTTTCATCATGCAAGTCAATCTCAAAGTCTAGCTTCTCTAGGTCATCTGAGATGAGTTTGGTTAGGGATTCTTTCTCTCGAATCCATCTTTTATTATTATCCCAAGCAGTAGCAGTAAATGCTTCGTCCGAAGCGGTATAGATTAAGTTTGAAACAAAATACTCTACCGAGTCATAAGGTCGATCAAACTTTGAAGACATAAACTCATAGGTATTCCGACGAGATACTTTTCTAAATGTACCTTCATCATCTCGATTGAACCTACCATTGTATTTAAACAGATCATAGTTTTTATCGGTGAAGTGCAGGCCTACTGCCCGATGAATTTTCCATAGCTGGTGACCATTCATACTATTAAAAATTGTCTAGTGTGTTATGGGCCGATAGAAGTCCGCTCTGAATCATTTCGTTCTCTAGTTTGCCTTTTAGTGAGCTATTTACTAGCTTTGCAATAACATCAGGATCAATATCTTTAGAGTCACAATATGCAAGAATCACATCGGTACAAGACATGTCTTGTTTATTGGCTTCAGTCTCAACGAATTGACTAAAGTCCGAAGCCGTCTTGAAAAGAATGTTATCGGTCATTTTGACCTCGCCACCGGCAAAAATTTCCGGGGACATGACCACAAAGGTTTCATTTTTCATACGCTGCAATGACTCTGAGTAACCTGGTAATTGATGAATATTCTTCATTTTGTTTTTTTAGAAATTTGGTATATTTGGTTGGGGTTTCTGAATCAACTTTTGGGCCGTATTGGTCAATAAAGCGATGGCAATTATAATCTAGCTGCCTCTTATAATTCATCAGCTGTGCAATTACGTCATCTACATATGTAGTAGCCGTATAGCGTTTATAGAGAATATTTTTTTCGATTTCAGAAAAATTAATCAAAAACCAACCCTTCGTGTATATAGAGGAATAATGCCAAATAGAAAGAATCCTGAGTACCTATAAAAGGCTGGGATAGTAGATTCCCATTTTTCTTTTGGCCTAGGTACTAGCCATTCTCGGTAGTGAATCATATTAGCCCGTATAACTTCAAGAAATGTTCTGCCGTTAAATACCACGCCCACAGTGGTATAAAAATCGCAAAAGAGGTGGACCAAAACCCGGATGCCAGGACAATTCCGATCACCCAGGCTGGGACCGTGATAAAAGCAATGAGATATTTCATGATGTGTTCAATTTATTGATATACCAGCGGCGGGCAACATTAGCAATTGGTCCCCCTAGTTTCTTAGGGTCGAGCTGATTAGCTACTAATTCATCCTGCGACTCCTTGATACAATCTTGGAATACCATTTTAATCCAGATGCCCATAGACTTCATATCGAAGGGTAGGAGCTTTTCACGAACCATTACATCCAACATTTGCTCAAGACGGTTTTCAGTCACAAACATTTCGACATAGTCGTTGATTGTGTCAATCATTTCTGAATCAATAGCCGAGATTGTCTTGACCTTGGAAGCAGAGTGTTTTGTCCCCTTGCTTTTGAACCAGGTGCCAGAATCGCCACCATTCAAGACTGGCTTCCAAACTAGACCTTCTCCAATAGAATCCACACCAAAAGCCAAACCAACTGGGCAACTTTCTTCGACTGAGTTCACCAGATTCACCAATTCATTTTGAGCTAGGTCAGGTCGCTCAAAGTTGATTTTCAAGAAATATGTGGGAAAGTGCAGGATGCTGTAAATACCGCTCTCTGGATAATTACCAACTTCTCCTAGAGTCACATCATCGAGCCAGTAGTCATCCGAACCATCACCTTTTGGCATGATAACCTTGACACCGAACATTACCATCATTTTGGAGAGACCGGTAATTGCTACACCCTTCTGAATATTGCCACCACACCATTCACCGAACAATACAATTTTAATAGCACCAGGATTTACCTGAGTAGTCAGTTTGGCGAAGATAGTTTTGAGAACTTCTAGATTAGCAAGCTGGGCGAGCATGAAACCAGCGTTATCCTGCTCAAGAGTTAGAACACGCTCACGAGATTGGAATGTGAAGTTGCCGGTCGTCGTATCAAATACAACCGCGCTGTTGGTACCATGCAATTTGACAGTGCCGCGGTACATCACCTCTGGGAGAGGGTTGTTATTGAAGATGGGCTCGCCAGAGTCAGTTAGACCGTCGAAGCGACAATTATCCTTGGTGTGACGGATAGCATTGGCAAATTGACCGGTAGATGGGTAAGAGAAGAAGTTTCGCATGATGTTTCCGTGTTAATAAGTTATTATATCACATGTCAGAATAAAAGTAAACCTATGTTGGTACTACTTCAACCGAAGTAATTTTCAGATTCTCGCCACGGCTGCGATATTGGGCGATAGCATGACCTGTACTTTTCGCCCAGATAGTTGCACCAAGTCTCTCAGAGCCGTCAGTATCTTCTATCCAGACTTTAAAATCCTGGTATGTGCGTTTTTGTGTTTTCATAAGTTATTATAACACGACCCAGAATAAAAGTAAACTCAAAGATCCATCAGATCGAGAAGGTCCAGCGCGCGGTTGTATACCCACTCGAGACCATTACCATCACCATGTTCCTGAGCAAGTTCGAAAAGACGCTCTCGCTTTGGATGGTCAGAAATACCAAGATCTTCGAAGAGGTCATTCTTGAATTTTTCCTTAAGACGTGCAGATTCGGCGCGGTACGCCATTTTAGTTTCCTTAACTGCAAGAGCTGGACCCATTGGATAGGGGAGCTTGTTAGTGTAAGAGTAGAAGTCCATGATGTTTCCTAGTAGGTGTTGGATGGTATGTGTTTATTATACCACACCACAGAATAAAAGTAAAATTCTACACCTTGCCTGGGCCCCACAGCTCGACCCGAAACAAAGCTTCCTTCGCATGGGCTGGTGTCGGTGCCGAGGTCAACCACCGAATTCGTTTGATTAATTTACCGGTAAATGGATCAGGTAATCCATCAATATATCTACCGTATCCCCAGTTTAGTTTGTTGTTCAGGTGATCAATAGCCTCTTTTTGATCTTCATCTAACTCGATCACTTCTAAAAAGTATCCTTTGAAGATTTTCTTTTTTAATGCCCTATTGATTCGACAAACAGAGGTATGATACCCATAACCTACTGAATAAAGAACATCAGACATTATCAAAATCCTTTGCAACTAATCTAGCAATATAATCCTTAATGCTACGTTTAGCACTCCACCCTAACTCTTGGGTCAGGATAGTCACCAATTCTGCAGCCATTCTATTACCGCGAACTTCGGGTTGGTGATCAATATTGGAACCAAACATATCCGCGATTTCAGTAATAGAATATGCTTCCGGGGCGCCAATACCGTACCCATCGCCGTAACCATGAGCACCAACTAGAATCAATCCGTCGACAATATCATCCACATGGGTGAAGTTTCGTTTTTGAGTTCCTGGCAATGTTACAGGTAGAGGTTTACCTTCTGAGTATAGTTTGGCGAATTTAGCAATTACAGTGGCATATTTACCATCTGCAATCTCATTCTTACCTACCACATTATAAAAGTACGTAATAGCATATTTTAGACCAAACCAATCACCGTAATTTTTTACCAGTTCAGTATTTTTTGCTTTAGTAAATGCATATGGGGAGGAATTGGCTCCAATGTCACCAAACTTAGTTGACGAACCAGCATACACAAGTTTGGCATTATGTTTAAGGGCATATTCTAAGACTTCGAAGGTTCCAGTTGAATTAGAATCCCATACAGTTCGCATATCACTGAATGATTGCTCGACTCTTGCATATTCCGCTAGGTGATATATCAAGTCTGGTTTAAACTCAAGTTCTTGGATATCCTTTGTGTTCATATCGCAATACCCAACACCAGGAACATGATTTAATCTAGTACCCGTGGAATAGTTATCAATGCTGAGTACATTATAGCCCTCAGTTATCAGACGGGCACAGAGATTAGAGCCAATAAACCCCGCCCCTCCGAGACAAAGTACATTCTTAATAAGTTCCATAATTTTCCTAAAAAGTTATTATAACAAACCACACAATAAAAGTGAAGTCTAGGGCTACGCCTAAGACTTTTACATATCAAACTAGATGAACTTACTTACCGAACAACTGGAAGACATAGTCTATTATATCCTCGATTTCTGGTTTAAGAAATAAACTTGACTCTACTCGGTGTAACTCTTTGTACATAGATTATTAGTATAAGCCAACTAAAAATGCCCCTCGGGGCATATGAATTTTAAATTTTTATTTTCAATCTGAATCGACCAACCCAAAAACCTTGTTAATGATAAGAGAATCAACCGGCCCACGGGATTTGACATTCAGAGATAATAAACATCATGCGCATGATGTTTCCTAGTGGGTCTTGGTTGGTATGTGTTTATTATAACACAACAAAGAATAAAAGTAAAACTTCGCACTCAGCTTGGCCACATGACCATAGGTTTTTTACCACACCATCTTAAATTTTATTGAATGAGACATGTTGTTCTACTTCACGGGGCAGCGGCTCGCCATAATTGTTACGAATATCTACATTATAGTTCCAAGCTTCTCTTAGGATACTCAATTTATTTTTTGAAAAGTGAATGAATGCCGAACTGTCCTTAGAAAAACAGGGGCCGGCGGCGCCGCGCCGCCCATCGGGCCCGGGAACCATTGTATGACTCTTACCAATACGCGGATCATTTCCTACTGCTTCAATTACTCTACCATAATCAGCAGAATGTTCTGAACACAATTCGTTGATCTGATTAAAGAACAGGACCTTGGATGCTAGGAATGAATTCATTGTATATTTTACAAACGAAGCTTCGACAGCAGTCATATAGAGAACTCGACAGCCTTTTTTACACTCCGAGTAGGCATCGTAAATGTCCATTAAGTCTTCACAATTTTCCCAACTTCCACCCATTACATGCATGATAGGATCAACAAAATCATTAAGTGCATTGGCTTCAGTCAGAAACTCTGGGTTGTAAACAAAGTTTTTATATTTTTCCGCCAATACCTTGATGATGTCTGGTGTGACTGTTGACTTTAGAACCAATAAGGTATCTAGACCCTTAAGTTCTTCTAGCACCTTTTCGACAATGCTAGAATCAATTTTACCATCCTCACCCATGGCAGTAGGTACTGCGACAAAGATCGAGTCAAACTTAATGTTTGATTGAATTAAATCCCTACATGAGGTGCCTAAAGCAGGATCAGCAATCACCGGATCACAGCCAATAAAGCCATGAGCAATTGCCTTTCCTACAAAGCCGTAACCCACGATTCCGATGTTTGCGTTCTTTCTTTTCATATGATTTATATTTTGTAAAGGGTTATTATAACATACTGGTCAATAAAAGTAAACTTACATAAAGTCACCGAGTGGATTATTTTTCTGGTCATCAGCAGACCACTTGATCTTGTGTGAGCCTTTTTTGAAGGCTTTAATATGTGGAATTTCTAGTATATCAGCAAACTTGTCTAGGTCTGCTTTGTTTCGAAAGCGGACCATAACAAATCTACCCTCGCCGCGCCGCATTCGTTCGATATGCGGCGAAGGTGCAGTATTATCTTCGGGTTCATCAAATAGCATATTATTTCCTCATTGGTTATTCTAGGTGAAACTTGGGTTGGTAAATCCACACTAGAATTAGGTTTTTATGTAAATAAAAATGGTTAACACTGGACCCAAAGATATCGGGAATTTGATCCCCTCTCACCTGTAAACAACTTAGGGTACCAGATACATTTTACTGATCTAGCTCCATCATCAAGAATAGACTCAGAGCCAACAGCCACAAGTTCAACGAATTTCTTGAGGTCGGCCTCAGTGTCCATTTGGACTTCTAAAATGTATGGAGAATCATATTTAGGTTGATCGTATTCTGGAAAGGCATGATAGCTTGCGGGATCCAGGTTTTCCTCGAAACCGACATATTCTGATAAGGCGTTAGTCATAGTTTACTCCAAGTCAATACGAACATCCGATATTTTGGCATCAGTATAGGATCCCATCATGTTTTTTGGATCATCTAGTTTAACTAATTTTAATTTATGAGGATAAACATCTGGCCAGGTTTGACCTGGCTTTAAAATTAGTTTATTATTCTTCATAAAATAACCGTAATCCACGTTATGGTGGTGTCGACCCCATTTTTGTGCAATAGTCACGCAATCGGGATGGGCTTTATGTAGTGATGCTACAAATGAGTAGCGATTATCAAATTCTTCTTTGTTACCAACTTTATAAACAGCTTCAGTATTACCACCCTTCATTGTATGAGTAGCGGCTTTTCCAACAGTAAAGGCATTTAATAGAATAGTACAGTAACCTTTTTTCAGAATTTGTAAAGATAGATCAGTATCTTCATTGAATGGCGCGGGCTTCCCATCCCATTCAAGTACACGCCACCTCTCATCAATATCATTATTTAGTAGAATACAGCTATAAATTCTGGTATTATAGTAAGCCGGTTCCTTATTAAGAAAGTTGGGCACGAAAAAGTGGTAGTTCAGTCCACTCATAGCAACATTGGTAAATCGGTCACTATAATCCTCTGCTACTTTAAGTGCGATCATGGACTTAACGCGCAATTTAGTATTGCGATATATTCGATAAAAATATCGCATGTTGCAGTCAAGAATCCAATGCCTTTTAGCACCTAAGGAAATAGAATGTTCCCACACCCAGTTTCTAGCAGGGATACTACCCAGACCAAGATTGCTAAATGGTAATAGAAGAATCTTAGCGGGGTCAAAGCCACGCTCAAGCATCCCTGCCTTATAATCCTCGTACTGATGCGGTTCAATCACCAATCGATAGTTGGTGCAGCCGCACTCCTCAAGCGTGCGAACAGTCCATAGAGTACTGGCCCTGGATTTTGAAATTACATAAATTGGGTATTTTGTCTGAATAGGTTCTGTCATTTTCTTTCCTTGTACACTACATTTTATCCTAGTACTTAGTAAGCAAAAATAAATTATCGCTCGGTGTAGTAGCCAAGAGGCTCAAAACGACGCTTCATATCCTCGACCGTGATAGGAAAGATAAAATCTGATTCTTGATAATGAGTCAGAACATGGACTTTATACTCGGCCTTGGGTACCCACTCATTACAAACATGGCAGAGAAATTCTGTTGCTTCTTGGCTCATAGCATTTCCATTAGTTGATCCAAACTTATGACCTTGATACCCATATCTCGGGCCTTCCCCATTTTACCTGAGCTCGAGTTAGGATCCTTAGCGATCAACATTGTAGTCGATTTATTAAATGCATCCGACACTGTACCGCCGTGGGCTTGAATTTTTTCGATCAGCTCGGGTGAAAACCGGACCCCGGTAGCAACCAGAATCTGATTATTGAATACACCTGAACCTTTTGTGTCAAGTTTATCGGCTGCGAAAGTAACCGAAGATTTAATACTTGAATATACGGCGTGGGCTTTAAATGCACTCAACATAATAAGTTTTGCTGATTTAACATCGAAACCATCTAACTCACATAATTGAGCTAGAGTAAGTTTTCCACCAAGAACTTGTTCAACCGAGAATCTGGCAAATAGAACCTTTAGTTTTCGCTCGCCCATACCGCGCCCGAATACACCTAGTGCAGCGAATAGTCTTTGAGGTGTAGTACTCACTAAAATCTTTTTCATTATCGCAGTTGCTTTCTCTCCATTCTTTCCGAGAACTTTTTGAAGACATGGCATGTCTAAAACAATCTGATTCGGTTCAATATAACCAGCATTAATTAACTTTTCTACGGCT